ACATAACCCCACCAGCGCCTTCCGGGTTCGCTTACGGCTGTCGCAGCGGTCGCGCTGTCGAAGTCGCCCGCCTTACCCATCTTCTTGAAAGTCGTCAGGTTTGGGATAGTCGCAACAGCTTTGGTTCCAGCGTAGGGCCGGGTCGCCAGAGTCAGCACGTTCGTGCTTTCATTGAGCGCAGTGATACGCCCAATCTCAACTGTCATCGTTGTCGGGTCCGGCAGCGCTATCGTCTCACCTATCTCGTAGAGCGAAGCATCAGTCACGGTTATCGTGGTGTCGCCCACGGTACACGACGCGGCAAGCGTGTCGCTGGCATGGGTGACGGAATCCACGTTGAACTCGAACTCGATTTCCTTCGCATCTTCGATGGTAGGAAGTGCGCGCCACAGGACCGACTTGTACTTGGCAATGAGCAGCCCTGTGTCTTTCAGGTCTTGCTCCTGCCCGAACTCCTGAAGAATACTCGCCGCCCCTTGGGTGGGAGTACTCGCCCTGGTTATAGCCATCGGTCAGTCTCCTGTGCTGCACAAGCAACACTCAACTAGAAGTCGTCTATCCTGCCGGGGCTGCCCTCTTGTATCGCTTTCACCATCTGCTGGTCCCAGGTTTGTGCCCCGCCTTTCGGCAGGTCGCCACCCGGAACCGAACCCGGTGTAGGGCCGGTCACGCCGGCGACACCACTGTTGATTGCCGCCTGTTCTTTCCCCTTTGTTTCTTTCGCTTTGCGGCTTTCATACGCCTGCTTTGCGCGCTTCTGCTGAACAGCCAGCGGGTCAAGACCACGGTTCCAGCATTCCTGCTGCAACTTGCCTTTATCGAACGTGTCGTCCCCGTACATTCTGGCTACATCTTCAGCGGCATCAAGGCGTTCTTGAAACATCCGCTCCTCCTCGGCGAGTTGCTGTCTTTCGGCGGTACGCGCAGACATTTTCCATCCATCCACTACCTGCTGCGGCACCCCCATAGTCTCGGCGAGATTCGCGTAGGGGTCAGGTGGCGCATTCTTCTGCTGGTCGGCCTGCAACGTTTGTTGCATCCGGTCCTGCATGGAAGCGAGGTCGAATTCGAGTTTCTGCCGGGCTTCATTGGCGGTTGCTATTTCACCCTGCATCTTCTCAAGCTCTGTTCTCGCCTCTTTACCTTTGCGCGCCAAATCACGGAACCTTTCCTGCGCTTTCTCTCCCAAGCCTTCGGGCATCTCTTCGGCTGACGGGGCCGGTACTACGTCGGCGGGCACTGTGGAACCCTGATCTCCTTGCGGAGTACCTTCAACAGTTGGTTCTGCGGGGGCCGAATCCGCTGTTTGCTGACCTGTAGGTTCGCCCATAACACAACTCTCCTATCTCCGAGGCTGCGCGCTTTTACCGGGGCGCGCGCTCTCCCCTTTTTCGCGTTCGTTTTGTTTCAGGCGTCGTTCCTTCATACCGGGCCACGACCGCTTTCTCTTCGCTGCGAGTCATTGTCGGCACCGGCGTGACGGAAAGGTTCTTGAACTCGATTTGCGATTGGCGCTGCACTTCGCCCGCACCGATACGTTTGAGCACCAACCCCCACATCGTATCGAAGGTAATTTGGCGTGTAGTCTTACTCGAATGCACCACCTCCATCACTTCGCCATCGAGCACCAGTTGTGTGCCGGGCGGGATTTCCTCGACATTCACATCCGACTGCGGCTGAAGCTCCAATGTCTTCGGCCTCTGTGCCTTGCCGTAACGGAGGTGCTGGCCCTCGACTACACGCAGATGCACTTCATTGCTGTTGATGCCTATTGAGCGCACGAACATGCCGGGCGCCCCCCGGGCCAATCGCACGACATCACCGAGCAGCAACCGTTCTTTGCCCCACCAGAACACCCTCTGTCCATAGTCTATCGCCATCACAGTTCTCCTCTTTCCGCGAGCATTTGCATCGCCTCCTGTAGCTCTGCATCTTGGCCCGCACCTTGTTCGGCTCCGCCCCCCTCAGCTCCCGGTGGCATCAACTGCGGTGCGCCTCGCTGTTGTCCTCCCTGGCCTCCCTGGCCTCCCTGCTGCATCGCTTGCATTTCCATCATTTGCTGTTGCTGCGCTTCCTGTTCCATCTGCTGGCGTTGCATTCCTTCGACCATCTCCCGCCAATGCGGGAAACTCAATGCCTCCGCCACCGCAGCAAACATGAACGGAGGCAACCTGGACAACAGCAAGCTGTCTTCCCGCACACGCGCGCGCTCCGCTTCGCGCTCCATTGCGCTACCCTGCTTCAAGACGGGTCGAACCTCGAACTGTCCCTGCAAATCTTCGCCGGTTATCTCAGGTTCGGCAGTTGTCACTCCTTCGGGCAGTTCCTCACCTACGCGGCCCTCAATCCATTCGCGGTTGCCTTCGGTCACTTGCATCCGCACGGATACGGGCGCGACGGTGTTGGCGCGCATGATGCGCAGCATGTGTTCGCCCAACTGCATGATGGTCTGCTCAAGCTGGAACTTCACCGGAATGAGCGGGGTCTGCGACACCTCGGAAGCCAGCGCCAGCGCTCTTGCCGCTGTCTGGCCTTTGAGCATTGCGCTCAAATCCCGGTGGCCCGAGATGGATTCGATGTCTTCATCTATCTTGGCGAGCAACTGTAAGAAGGCCGGGTCGAAACCGATGCCCCTCTTGTGCTCATACACCTCCCCAGGTTTTATCTCACGTATGCGGCCGATGGCGGCTTTTTCTTCCTGCTCCAATGATGCGAACATTTCCGGACTCACGAGCGTTTCGGGGATGCCATCGTGAAGCATAATCTCAAGCATGTCGTGCATCGCTTCATCGCGCCCATCCTGAGGGTCTATGAGCGGATGAATCATGCTGATGCCCCATAGGTGTTCGGGATGACGCAGATAGTTGTGCGGGATGATCGGGAATGTCGGATAATCGTAGAGCAGCGGCTCAAGACTCAACACTCCGCCGCGCACCAGCCTCACCATCACGCCGCGCTTGGCGTATGCTTTGCCGGCATCTTCTGCGCTGTCGTAGTTGTCCACCATATCTTGAATGACCCGCACCGGCAGCTTTCTCGTTTTTATCAGCTTCTTCAGTTCGACCGTAACCAGCTTGTCCAGACTCGGCAACTGCCGCAGATATGCCCGCACGATAGTTTCATGGGTGTCGGCTTTCTCCCCTACGATAATGATGTTGTTCTCGACTTCCCCAACCTGCTTCATCCATTCCCAATCCACACCGTAGTTGTCATCATGCTCCAGGTCTCGCCAGCCAGGGTAGAAAATGTCGAGTTGCGCCTGGGTGGTATCCTCAAGCACTATCACATAGCGCAAATCCTCGGCTGTCCGCGCTTCCGGGTCATGCGCAACACTGTTCACATCGTGGACAAAGAGTGCAATCCCGCCCGGGGCTGTGGGACGAGCCGGGTCAGGATGGTATGCGCATTCCAACCATGACAACCCATCCCTCACCGCGACCTGCGCCAGTGAATGCAGACGGTAAATGAATCCGCCCTCGCCCCAAATGTCCGCTGCACGCCGCGACAGCGCCTCTCCAAGTGCCGGAGGCTGTCCCTCTTTCGGCATGTATTCAACTGCGGGTTCCGTGGAGGAGATGATTCCTACTGTCGCATTGTACTTGGGAAAGATCTTATTGTGATGCCGCTTCATTGTCTCGCGGCCGCGCTTGTCAACTGTCTTGTCCTGAAATTCGGTCTGATGGGTAAACTCGCGATAGATTTTGATATTTTCCCGGTGTTCCGTGCCATCGTTCGATGACATCTCCAGACACCGGCGTACAAGGGCGGATAAACGCTCGTACTCGGTTTTCTCTGTTATCATCCGCGCGACTCCCTACACTATCTGTGTAGTGCCTGTCTGCGCGGACTATACAATATGTGGAGCGTTTGTCAAGGGGCAAAGCGAAAATATTTTTTTGAGATTATGGCCGTTTGACCATTTTGAGGTTCTCGCGCGCAACCAGAATATGAACGCAGTGAGTCAAGCCCTTTGCTATCGTCAATGCTTCCTCCGGAGTCATGTACGCGCTCTGATGTGATGTCAAGCTCTTGTATTCAAGCCGCACACAATCAGGTTTGTAGCTGATGGTAGGGCCGGGATTGTGAACAATCCCGACACGCATGTAGGTGCCGCGAGCACCGGGCTGCGAGTATTCCCAGATGGTGCGCTGGCGTTTACGCTTCTTCTTCATGTTTCATCCTTTCAGAACCATCTCACGCCTGTGCCGCTCCCGCTCTTCTGCGGCACCGCCCGCTTGCGCTCGCTCTTCCTCTGCGCCTCGACCCGCTTGTATGTCTCATACAACTGCCGCTGATACTCATGCACATCCAAATCCCGGCGTCTCGGCCGACCCGGCAACTCCGTGTGCGCCTGGATCGCCAGCGCCAGCCCTATCACCCTATCATCATTCACACCACGCGCCGCCTGCGGCTTCCCCTTATCCGTGATGAGAAAGTTCCGCAGTTCATATTCCAGCGCCGCATCAGACACCTTCAACTCATCTTCCTGCGCCGCCACCCGCAGGTTACTCATCAGCAGTTCCCGCGCCGCCTGCGTTGTGCGCCAAGGCTTGTAATCCTCCATCCCATATGTCTCGCGCCGGTACGCATAGCTGTGTTTCAGATACTCCTGCACCGCCTCACCCGGCCCCGGGCCGGCCTCCAGCCACACGAACGCATCGTTCCACTTCCGCCCCATCTCCGCCAGCACAGCCGCAAATGTCTTGTAGTTCGGATGCCCCACAAACGCCCCCACCTGCCGCATCTCCAGCCTGTCCAGCACTACCGCTGTGCTCCGCGACCCCTTCTCGCTGTCCCCTGCCGCATCCGCCCCTATCACATACCTCGTGCGGTAAGCATCCCCCTTGCTCACCTCGCCCCACATCGTTATCTCTTCTCCGCATTCCAGCCGGTGCTTCCGCCCCTCTATCACACTCGCGCATATCCGCTGCAAGGTCGGATGTCCCAGAAAGCTCGCCGTCCCACCACTCGCAAACTGCCCCAACACCCGCCGCCGCCATTCCGGGTGCGCCTCGGTCCAATGCTTGCGCATGTCCTCGACCCATTTTCGGCTCACCGCGCCCGAAATCACCTCTTGCCCTGTCTTCACGTTCGGATGGTCAAGTGCGCTCATGTAGAACGAGCGCCAGCCCGTCGCCTTGCCTAAATCGGTGAAAGCCTCGTAGAACCGCCCTTCCGGCCCCTCAGGGTTCCCTATCGCCAGCCACCGGCACCTCGGCGTCGCCATCAGCGAGTTCGCCGCATCCCACCGCCCCTCGGGTATCCCCGCAGCTTCATCGAACACCACAAGCACATCAGGAGCATGATACCCCTGCATACTCACCGCCCGCTCCGGACTCAGCCCGACCATGTGGCTCCGTGCAAGCAGTTTTCCGCTGCTCGATACGAACGGCATATACACATCCATCGCTTTCCGCAGCTTCGGCACATTCAAATCCAGCCGCCGCCTCAAATACAGCCGCCTCACTTCGCCCCACAGCACATCCTTCAACTGCTCTTTCTGTGTCGCCGTCGTAACCACGTTCGATCCCGGCCGCATCTGCGCAAACCACCACATCAACAGCGCCGCCATAAACGTTTTCCCGCTCGTATGGCACGCCGATACCGCCGTTTTCTGCCCGCTCACCACCATCTGCGCGATTCGTTCCTGGTCAGGGGTGTAATGCTCGATTCCAAATACTATCTTGCCATAAAGCAGGGGGTCATCCCGCAATTTTGCCAGACTCGCCCCAATTCCAGCCTCAATCGCCGCCTCACCCACAAATCAACCCCCTTCAGACATCTGGTCCGCAATCAACTGCCCCAAGCTCCCCATCTCCTCCTTCGGCCCTGCCCCATCGTTCAGCCCCATCACCCTGTCCCGCGCCGCCAGCACCATCCGCTGCTCCGCCACCAGCTTCCGCCTCTCATCCACATTCCCCGCATCCGCCTCCATGTCCCGCAGCCGCTCCAAAAGCGCCTCATAGCTCGCCACCGCCTGCTTCCGCGCCTCTTCCCCCACCCCCGCACTCACCAACCCCAACGCGGCCTCCCATGTCCGCCCCGCTGCCGCCCGGCCACACTCCCATTTCAACCGGCAAGCCTCTATGAACCGCAGATGCGTCATCCCCCCAGCTATCTTCCCTATCGCCCACTCCACCTGCTCATCCAACTCTATGTCCCATCGCTCACCCTGCGCCATCACTCGCCCTCCACCCGCCCATATACCCATACCCTACCACATGCCCCCGCCCCTGTCAACCCCTATACCCCACAAAATCCCCAAAATCCCCAAATTACCCGAATTCCGCATTTGCCCCGTCTCTCAAATACCCAAATTACCCAAAATCCAGAATTGTGCTTTGTCTCGTCCTTGCTTATATCTCATGGGTACCGGGGGGTGGCACCGAGGGTCGGGTCGCGCACGCACACCCCCTCGCGCGCGCACGTGCACACCCCACACCCGCGCACGCACGCTTCCTATCCACGCGAAAGCGTGCACGCTCTCCACACGTTTTCCACAACTTATCCACATTACGCTTGTGATGCTCAAAATCTGCACAATTCCCCCGGTTCCTCTTTAGGCCGGTTCCAATCTCTTTCTCCCGTTTCCTCTCCCTCCCCTCTATCATACCACCACGACAAAAAACGCCCCTATATAATGTAGCGCGCGCGTCTTTACTGTAGTTAAGTATTATGTGTGTATCTTTTAGGAAACGAATGATCTGGATGGTGGTGGTCGGCGGGGTCAGTAGGGAATGTGGATCGCGAGAGGAACGAGATATCCGGCATATATGGTGATATTTTTTTTAGTTTTGGGGGAGTGACTACACTATTTGTGAAGTAGCCAGGTGTGTTGGTATTACACCACTAGATATTGATTGTGCAATTACTTGTGGGGGATAGTTTCAATGGGTGTGGGTATATATGCTATGGTGTGCCACCACCATATATGGGCATCGTGGCCGAAATCACTCCCTAATTACGAGAGCGCGAGGCAATCCAAATGAACAGACACAGGGATACGGGGTGCAGCCGCCGAACTGCCGGCAGACCTGCCGGAGCTTCGCGTTCTCTCAAGCTGCACCCCTATCATAAGTGAAGGAGTAGAACCCGTGAAATTCTGTGAACGTTGTGGAATCGAGATCGCCACAAAAGACGGCGACAACCTGTGTACTGATTGCGGCGAGGCAAAAGCGAACGGCAAGCGCTTGAACAGGCGCAAGCAGCGACAGGAACGGGAGGCAACTCTGCGCGACTTGGGACTCGTGAAAGTACACGGTGCCCTTGGCGGCACCTACTGGGAGTAGAGGCTGTGAGCAAGCTGAACTGGGCCAACCTGAGTAAACAGGAACGCGCCCGATACATGTTCCTGCAAACGCGCCCAGCATGACGGCCGACAAGGCGAAGTGAAACACACGCGCGCCGGTGCGCGCAGGCTTGGAAGGAGACGAGACATGGAGAAGAACGTGGAACAAATGACCGGGACCGAGTACATCGAAGGCTATGGGGATAATCCAGGAATGAACACTTGGTTGCGAAGTGCATCGAAAGCCGACATTACGAGATGGGCAAAACAAGTCGCCCCGCACATACGGCGAAGCGAAGGAATTTCCATCACTTCCGTCACCTCATTGATTCAGGCCGCGTTTGAGCGGGCTGCGCAGTTGCGGGCGCGGTAGCCCGTCCCTCCGGGCGTCCCTCCCTGGGGCGCCTCCAGGGGCGCGCTATACCAGCGCGCAATGAGGAAGGAGAATGAGAGATGGAAAAGGCAATCACGGTAGATGCGGCAGAGGCGAGACGCTGTCGCAAGCGACGGGCAGAGGCGATAGACCGGCTCGCCTCGTGGGATCATGCGATCCTGTACGTGGATGCCGCGCGCGAAGTGGCGGAAGCGCTCGGCGCTTCGGCGGACTGCGTGCCAGTACGGCGCTTCACCGGCGAGCAACTCTACAGCGGCAAAGCGAATGACGGCGTAGACGCTGCGGAACTCGCGCGCGCAATCTGCGACGCTCTTGAAGTGCCTTACGTCCACCAGCACGGACGTGGCTCGCAACTGCGGATGTGCATCACGGCATTGCGCGAGGAGGAGGCGAGCTACCGCAAGTAGCCCGTCCCTCCGGCGCTCGGCAGTCGCCGGGCGCTCAAGGGGCGCGCTGCGATACGCGGGGCGCAAGGGAAGGAGAAAGATATGGCAGAACGAGAACAGTATGTTGCAACCTTGGTACATGTGGAGGAGAAGGTGTTGAGCGATGAAAGCGTTGTTCATGATGTGCACGTCACGCTGGACGATGACGAGCATATCACGTTCCACGCAATCAGCGCGGGTGCCGCGCGTGCGCTGGGATGCGCGCTCCGCACAGCAATTCGTAAGTGGACGTGCGATTGAGTCGTAGCCCGTCCCTCCGGCGCTCGGCAGTCGCCGGGCGCTCAAGGGGCGCGCTGCGATACGCGGGGCGCAAGGAAGGAGTACAGGGATATGACAGCAGAACAAATAGCGATTGAGAACGCGCGGGCGTTCCGGCGGCTGGTAGACGAGCTTGAGCGCAACGTGCCGGAGTTGCCAGAGCACAAGGAAGCGCGCAAGCGCGACCTCGCGGATATACTGGAGCGGCTCCACTGTTCCAAAGCCGGACAACCAGGGCACACCTACTGCGGCTCTTGCGAAACGCACCGAACGCCGCGCGTAGTGTGTGGTTGCCGTTTCGTTGCAAAGTAAAGGAGCAAGCGAAGGCAAGCAACCAAGGGCACCGCGCGCGTGCGTAGTGCTTGCGGTTGCACAGAGTGAAGGAGAAACAGAGCATGGAACGTACATGGATGAACGTGGGCAAGGAGTACAACGCCAGCGACAAGCAAAAGAAATACCTAGCGCGAGCGTTTGACGGGCTGGAATGGCAAAGCATCAAGGGCGGGCTTGAAATAGCGGCGATACCGGGCCTGGCAATCAAGGCGGCAATCCGAGAATTGCCCTTGCCGAAGGTGTCCCACGTTGCCACAAGCAACGCCCTTGCTCCATACGGGCTGTATGGCATACGTGCGCACTACCGGAACGGACGCGCGGACGTGTACATTCTGGACGAGGGGTCGCGGTCGCTCGTGCTGGCGTCCGACTTCTGGCCGAAAAAGGTAGCATAGCATGAACAGACCTTCGATTGACCATTCAATCCTCTCACCGTCGGGCCACTGCTCAAAACGAGCGAGAGCGGCCGCGCTAAAGCGCGAAGCTGCCCGACTCTTCCCCCCGGGCTTTGGACACCACGAGCCAACTGAGGAAGAGAAGCGACAGGAGACTATCAAGCGCCTGCGACGATCCGCCGCGAATCTTCGGGCACTGGCCGCACGTGGAATGAGTCCCCGGAAGTTTCCTAGAGAGGCCGCCAAACTTGAAGCGGAGGCGACGGCCCTAGAGGAGTAAGCAACACGCGCGCTGATGCGCGCGGGCTATGGACAAGGAGGTGCAGGACGATGGCGAAGATAAGGCTCGTGCTCCGGTTGACGAAACAGGGGCGTAACGCCGCAATAGCCGCAGGCGATGACATAGAATACATAAACAAAGGTCTTGCGGCTATCCAGGCTGAAGGCCTCTTGTCGCCGGGCACGCAACATGCGATGACAGACCTTGAAGAAGAGATTGCAAACAGAATACGAACCGCCACCGACAAGCTACGGCAGACAAAGGAGAGTGAATAGGCGAACAATCTCCGGGCGCTGCGGCGTGTGTCGAGCCTTTACTCCTTCCGCTCCCGCGCCGCACGCGCCCACATACAGGAGCAAGCGAAGGCCGGTGATGAAGATGAGTAAACGGCAACGGCGCAAGCGAAGGCAAGCACAGGAATTCGATATGACCAACGAGCAAGCGGAAAATGCTATCCGCGAAGGTTGGCGCATTGGAATGGACCGAGCGAAGGACATGACGCCGGAGCAAATTGACGTTCTGCTCGACGCCATAGACAAGGAGACAAGAAGTGGCAAGCGAACACGACTATGACCACCGCACGGCGTTCTTGGGGAACCCACGCTCCGGCTGCACGCTGCACTACAACCCGCGCACGGATGGTGTTACGATAGGCTGGTGGGGCGACAGCATCCGCGATACGGTCGAGCGAAGGCAGGTTGCGTTGTCTTGGCTTGTCGCTCAACTGGACTTGCCGTTGAAGCGCAAGCTCGCCAAGGGGGACGACGAATGAAGCACGAACCCTACGCCTGGATACTGCGCGACTACAATTCCACCCTCGATACCATCCGCGACAAGACCCGCATGATGGAAGCGGACACGCGGACGCAACTCAAGCTCGGCCCGCGCGGGCTGGCGGAAGCGCTCGAAGACCTTGCCGCGCGAGTCTACACAAGCGTAGGCGAAAGCGAAGGCACGCGCCAAGCGAAGGCAACTGCGCTCGCGGCCGCGCATACCGCAATACTGGTGATCCTGGCGCTGGACCGCGAAGGCGGACCGGCAAACGTGTGGGAGCAAGAGTAGTGGCGAAGGCGACCGCTGAACATATCAAGGAAAAGCTCCGCGCATGGGGGCCGCGCAAGCTCGATGAGTTTTACTGGCGAGCGAAGGCGGCGCGTTGCGCGATGCTTCCCCGGCTGATTGCGCGCTGCGGCGAATGCCATGCGCTCCTGCCGCCGCGCTGGAGATTCGGCAAGCTCAAATCCTTGCTGCGGCTCGCCGACCACATAGCACCCTACAAGCTCTGTGACCGCTGCCCGATACGCCCAGGCTGTCCCCTGGACGGCAACCGGCCAGGGTTTCTGGTCTGGCTTCCCTGGAAACCCTACCCCTACCACACCGACTTCCTGGATGAACTCGCCGCTACCAACGGCGATGTCTGCACGCCGATTGTCGGCTCTATCAACATGCGCCAAGTGCGGCTCGGGCTGAAGGCTGCGCACGATGTATGGAGCATGAACGAAATCTACGGCATAGTGTGCTGGCCCGGCCCCAAGGACCGCTATGCTCTCGCTCTCACTGTACTGGACAGGATCGAATGCGTAGTCGCGGACAACTACACCCCGAAGCGCGTAGCTGCGGTGACGCGGCGTTGGGTGACGCCGGTCCTTGTCGAAAGCACCGGCAAGCTCGAACCTGTGCGCGAGCGTGCCCCATACTGCCGCAAATGTCAGCACCGGCACTGGCCCGAAATGCCTTGCGCGCCGCTGTCCTACATTCAGCGGACAAAACACATGCGCCGAGAACTGCTGAAGCAGGTAGACAAAGACTCCGGTTACATGGGCGAACGCGACTGGCTCGCGCATATCGAGCGCGAGAAGAAGGACGCGGCGCGGAAACGAACATGGAGGTTTTTTCACAAAAAGGCTTGACACGCATGTTGCGATGTGATACAATCCGCAACATGGAGGATAGGACAATGACACAACGAGAAGAACGGACCGTGTGTGCCTTGGAACGTATTGCGGATGCCATGATGATAGCAGCAAGCGCCTACGCTCATTCCTCCCACGACACCGTGGTAGACAACGGACATCTGCTTGAGCGCCTTGTTGCAGCGATAGAGCAGATGAAGCCCACAACTACTGAAGGGCAATAAGAGGAGAAGGGAATGAATGGAATGAAAGGAGTCTGTGTCGGCGGGAGTACGACCGTCGCCGGCGGAAGCGAAGTGGCCGTAACATTCGCGGGAGCCATGACACATGACGAACGGACATGCCCCCTATGCGGGCCAACACTTCTGAAGCTCACGCTCAAAGCCCCCAGCATTGACGGATTCGAGGTGCTCGGGTCTGTCCGCATGAACGCCAGAAGCCTTCATTGGCTTCGCGACAAAATAGATGCGGCTTTGGCGGGCGCGGGTTCGCGCGAGGCCGTCGCCAAGATTGAGGCGGCGGCGCGGCACAACATAAGGACAACATAGAATGAAGGGCAAGCGATACATGGTGCAACTGGACGAGGCCGAAGTGCGCAAGGTGGAGATGCTTCGCCTGCGGCTCAACTGGCCGTACTCGCTCGTAATACGCGAAGCTGTGAAACGGGGACTTCCCGAATTGGCGAAGGTAACGAGGTGCAAAGGGAGGATAAGCTGATGCTACCAGACGGCGTTTACACGGGTCATGTGAGTGAGTGGTGGCCGGACACGAGCAAAGCAGGCAACTCCATGATAGTGCTCGTGCTGCATGTGGATGGTGCGGTCGTACAGGGCAATGAAGTCGCCACCCCGTATGAGGGGACCGACTTGCGCAACTACATCAACCTTACACCGCGCGCAGCCGAAATCAGCATGGAGATACTGCGCATGTTGGGCTGGTCGGGCAAGACCTTCAAGACCCTGGACCGCAATCACCCGGAAGCCGACACCCTGGACACCAAGGTTGCGTTCCGCGTCTTCACTGAACCCGATTTCAAGTACCCGAAGGTGGACAGTCTGTGGGAGTTCGGTGCAGAGCAGCCGCGCAAACGCTCCGAGCGGGCTGACCCGGAGAGCGTCACGGGCGCGCTGGACCGCGCGTTGGGGATGCTGCTTGTGGATGCGCCGGACGTGCCGAAGCAGCCGCCTCCGCAACTGGACGAACCAGACGGCGATATTCCTTTCTAGGAGAAACGATATGAGCACGCCATTCGACGCACCGTCACCATTCAAGCACGCGGAGAAAATGCGCAAGCGCCTCAAGCTCATGCTGTGGGGACCGACCGGGAGCGGTAAGACCACGCTCGCGCTTCAATTCCCCAATCCCGTAGTGATAGACCTTGAAGGCGGCACCGACCTCTATGGTGAAGCGTTCAACTTCGATGTCATCCGCGCCGCAGATGCAGACGAAGCGGAAGCGGCGGTCAAATGGCTGCACGAACAGAAGCACAGTTACGAGACAGTCGTGGTTGATCCTGTGACTATATTTTGGGCCGCATTACAGGACCGATGGGGCGAGCGATTCTTGCGCCGCAAAGACCCGCACAGCAAAGGACACAAGGGCGAATACTACGAACTACAACCTTCCGACTGGCGCTACGTGAAGAACGACTACAAGGCGCTGATGCGTGACCTGAACGGCCTCGACATGCACACTATAGTCACCGCGCACGAGAAAGTCTTGTACAAGGGCGAAGGCCGCGACTTCATGCAGAAAGTCGGCACGACGTTCGACGGCGAGAAAAGCACGGAGTACATGTTTGATGTGGTGCTGCGACTGCATGTGACCCCGAGTGGGAAACACTTTGCGCACACCATCAAGGACCGCTCGAACATGCTTCCGCAAACGGATTGGCTGACCGACATTGCCGTGCTGGAGCCGCTCTTGGAGTCTTCCGCAAGTGCCAATTCCCCCATGAAAGCCCACCTATCAGAGGAGAATCCGGCATCCGCGAAACCGCTTTTGAGCGCGGAGACAATCGCGAAGATTGTTGCCGGTTTCAACGCGCTCGGTATCGAACAGGAGCAACTTGAAGACTATCTTGACCGACCGCTCGCCAAGATTGTCGAAGCGGAACGACCGGCGCTACAACGACTGTACAAAGAGTTGAAAGAAGACAAGGACAAGTTGCGAGAGTTCATGGAGCGCTTGAATGACCGCGAGGCTGCGACCGAAGACCTCACGCCGCCGCCGGGATTGGAATTGCCATGACAACGAAAAAAGAACAGTGCGCCGCACTGGAGGCCGAGCAGCGCCGCCAGCACATAGACCGCAGGCGCAAGCAAGGCCGCTTGTCGTGCTCGCGCTGCGGGTTCTGTGGCCCGCCTGTGGGCGCACCCGAAGACCCGCACCAGATGGGCTGGGCGGTGATGGACCACAAGATTGTATGCCCGGAGTGCGCAAGACGATGACCGACAACATCTACACCAAATGCGCGTGGTGCGGCGAGCAATACAGACGCCCCGAATCGCGCGAATGGGTGGAGCTTCTGCCTGGCGTGGAGGACTCGTGGATACGGCGCGGCTGGGAGTGCTCGCACGGCATTTGCCCGCGCTGCAAGCTGGAGCTAGTTGGAACTGCGGTGCTTGCGCGGCGGGAGCAGGGCGGGGGAGAAGAGGAGCAATCATGAAAAACGCATACAAGGTACTTGCATCAGGAATGCGCTCACCGTTCCAGAATTTCGTCTACGAAGCGGGGAAAGAGTACGTATGCGAGGATTTCGATCCCGACCCCGCACACGATTGCTCGCGCGGTTTCTACGCCACAGGCATTGATGGATTGCCGTATGCGTGGAACACATCACGGGAAGCCTGGTGTTGTGAGGTGGCCGGACGTGCGGTCGAAATAAATGAGTTCAAGCGACGCTACGAACGGATCCGCCTATTGGAGCGCGTAGAGGAAGATGAATTGCGGAAATTGGCGGAAGCAGAAGAGGAAACAGTTGGCTACCGACTAACGGAAGTTCTGTTTCCCACCGACCCACGGACGATAACTCCGCTTCCACCAGTCGCCGAACGACAACAATTACTCTCTGAATGGGCCAGCGTGTGGGCCAGCGTGGGGGCCAGCATATGGG